TTCTCGCACGCCTTAGCCGACGGGCAGATCAGGGCGATCAATGAGCCGTTCGACATTCCCATACTGCTCAAGGGCGTGCCTGTAGGCTCAGAGCCTCTTGAATACCCGCGAGACCCGAACGGCTCGCCGGGGAATACGATCAACTGTAGATGCCTCGCGAGTCCTGTGATTGAAAGGACGGCTGCGTAGATGGATTTCTTTCTTTTATGGATCGTCGGTCTACTCGTTACTGCTCTGGTCGCTTACGCTTTGCGGGGAAGCACTTCAAGCGTTCCGATTATCCCGAATATGTCACCTGTGCCGAGACCGACCGTTAAGCCTGTAGCTACAGATACTACAAGGCGCTCGCCAGGTTTCTCTGACTTCTTTCTCGGCTACACGGAGGGCGCAAACCGCGCGTGTGGCTATTGCGGGCGCGAAGGTGGAAACAAAGCAACATGTGACGGATGCGGAGCGCCCCTGAGAATGCCGCCGGAGGCATTAAATGGGCAGATGGAATCAAGGCAGAAACAAGCTGCGCGCGATCACGCAGCCGCTCAGAGACTACTTCTGCGCATACGCAGGCTCGAAGGGAAAGCCAGCCGCCGTGCCGTGCAAGGTACAGGGAGCAAGCGCAGAGCACGCCGCGAGAATGTTCGACATGGGGCAGGGGCGCAACCCTGAACATACCGTGCTTGTCTGGACGCCTGAGATGATCAAGCGCGGCTCTAAGCCTTTCACCTACAACCTGACTAATATAGGCGCAACCCGGCTCTCTCCGATGATGCCCGCACAGAAGATTCGCGGCTTTCACGATGACGTGATGTAGGTATCCTGGAACTTCCCATTATAAGATAACTAACAAGGGTTGATTCTTATGGATGAAATCAAGGAAACGGTCGAATACCTCAAGCGGCGCATAATAGAAGAGCGGACCAAACCGGGAGTGAATACCGAGGACCTTCACTCTTTGGTCAAAGACATCTGCTACGATTTACTTAATACTGCGCGCGTGGAGGATCTGGGCGGTTGCCCTCTATGTCAGTCGTAATGCTACGTTAAATGTAGGTACCTCGAAATTCCTGTCATACGATAACTGATAAATCGGTATTGCATTAAAGATTTTTTATCTAGCGAAGACGATAAAAACTAAGGCTGACGACGAGGGCGCATCCCTGGCGATTGCGCCTTTCGCGGGCATAATATGCGCAACAAAGGCGCGCTCGTTTCAAGTGGCTTATTCGTCTTGCGCCTAACCCGGATAGAGCGAGGTATCCTTCGGGATTGAACGACGACGACGCATGCCGGATGGGGGCTATTATCCCCCGGCCAGCGACCCGGCGACCGGATGCTCCCTTCGTGGAGTCAATTTTCATTCAATGCCGGGCAACCTAATCTGCCATGCGGCTCCTGATTCATGTCTCGCTCACGATCAGAACTTCACGAAGGGAGGTACACGTCGATGAAGTTTGAATAACGACATTGCCGCAACGCATAACGGGGTTCTCTGTGAAGAACGGGGGGATGGGCAACCATCCCTCATATATTGTTCCTTTGCTGCTAATAATATTAGCCATCAAAGACAATGGAATATTAAATGGAATATTTTCAGGATAATATCCCACGAGTTTGCCACGCCCGCTGACTTCGGTTGGCGGGCTTTTCCTATTGGATAGCAAATCTGTAGATCCTCCTCCGGTTTGCCCGCCGCACCTGCTCTCGCGGCGGGCCTTTTTTTATTGATAGCACTTTTCAACAGGAGGGAAGCAAATGGCCGAAGCAAAGAAGAGAACGCTCACAGTACCGGAGCAAGAGTCGAGGGGCGATCAAATCGCTCTGCTTGCAAAGAAGTATAAGAGCCTCGCGGGGCTGCCTGACAGCCACGTTCACACGCGCTCAAAGGACGGCAAGACCGTGCTGCTACTCGACGGCACGAGGGTAACAGACGAGATCCTGAAGACAGCCGCGAAGCCTGAAAAGGAAGAGAAGTAAGCCCGAAGCAGTAAGCCCCGATCAATAACACTCACACGGCGAGCGCGTCTCGCGTGGGGATTTCTATGCTCATAATTCACATCAAACAGGCGGGCATTAACCTGTCCGAGATCATCAAGCTCGTCTGCAATGCCGTGTGTGAGCAGTTCAAGCTCGCAAACGGCTACGACCATATTTATTACTGGCCCGACGAGATCTTCGACGATGCGGTCATAGTCAAGAGCCGCATTGACGGCAAGCTGTACCGCCTGGGCTACACGATCACAGAGAAGACGGTCACCTTCGGGGAGGCCGTCGAGGTAGAAGAGAAATTCGTGCCCGTAGAGGCAGGCGGCCAGGTTGCGACAGAAGGCGATGCGATGCAGGTCTATCGCGTCGCGGAAGACGCGCAAGAGACCGAGCAGGAAGCGAGCATCGCGTTCACGGTCGGCCAGGCGCAGAAGGTAGACCCGAAGGGAATGCAGTGGCGATGCCAGGTCATCGGGTTCGGGATGTCTAAGACCCGCGACATCTGGGAGGCACCCATCTTCCGCCAGTCGCTGCCGCAGTGGGAGAACATCCCCTGCTACATAGATCACCCTTCAGAGTCAGAGATGCGCGACCTGCCCGAGCGGTCCGTCCAGAAGAAGTGCGGCTTCTGGTCTAACTTCGAGGTCACAGCGCAGGGCGTGAGCGCGACGCTCACGATAGCCCCGTCGTTCGCCTGGCTTGGCGAAAACCTCCTGTGGGCTCAGCAGCACAATCAGCCCGATTTCGCGGGCTTCTCAATCATAGCGCAGACCCGCGCGAAGCAAGTCACCGCCCCGGACAATCAACCAGCCCGTTTGCACACGCAGATCGTAAGACCGCTCTCCGTTGACGTGGTCACGCAGGCTGCCGCAGACGGGCATCTACAAGTCGCCCTTGCATCGAATCGCGGGCGAGACAACGAGGACAACATGAACAAAGAGTTACTAAGGTTGCTGTTTAACAACCCTCAGACCTTTGCCTTCGTGCGTCAGTCTCTCGCCGCAGATGGCGTGCAGGGAGTGACCGCGCAGACGACGGAAGACCAGCTCGTAAACATCGTAGTCGCAGACCAGAAACACGTTGATGCTGTCGGCACGCTCCTGAAGGTCGCGCAAGCGGCGGCGAGCATCTTCGCTCCGCCGGCGCAATCGCCCGTCGCTCAGGCTCAGCAGGCACCCGCTCCCGGCACGGCACCGGCTGCGGCTCCTACGATTGACGACATGCCCGTAGAGATTCAGCGCACTGTCATATCGCAAGCGATTAACGATTCGTCTGCGGGCGAAGCGGTCAAGCAGACATGGCGCGCGCGCTTCCTCAATCCGGTTACACCCGTGAAGGCCACAGTCGCGCAGGCGGCCATTCAGAGCGAGACCGAGCTGCTCGGCGTCTACGCGCAGGCAGGCATCGTGAACAACCCCTCGCGCGCCGAAGTAGGAACCGAGCAGGTAGACCGGTTCGCAATTGCTCTCGCAAAGTCATTCGATATTTCCTTCGAGGCGTTCAACTCTATTGCTGGCTGCCAGGATCAGGTCGTGCAGCAGAGCAACGGAAGATTTTTCCAGGCTGCGCAGGATGAATGGAACTCGATACCGAAGATCGTCTCGATCCGCGATTTCTATTCGCAAACGACAGGTGATGTGAACCTGCGTGGCGTTGCGCGTGGCTCTCGCCTTGCGCGGCAGGCCGTATGGGTAACCGCAGACTTTGCCGAGGCGCTCGCTAACGTCGTCAACAAGCGCCTTCTCATGGTCTACCGTGAAGAGTCGTACCCCTATGATTTGATATGCAAGATAGTGCCAGCCCGCGACTTCAAGCAGCGTCAGGCAATCCTGATGGGCTATTTCGCGGACCTTCCGGCGGTCGCCGAAAACGGCCCGTACCTTTCGCCTTCTGCTCTCACGGACACCAAAGAGGCTTATTCAATAAGCAAAAAAGGTCGTCTGGTTGAATTGACCCTTGAAGACCTCGCGAATGACGATCTTGCAGGTTTTTCGACCGTCGTTGCTCGCCTGGGCCGCACGGCGAAGCGCACGCTTGCGAAGTTCGTCTTCAACGACCTCGTAATGTCGAACCCGACGATGGCGACAGATTCGCTCGCCGTCTTTCATACCTCGCACAACAACCTGATCACAGATACGCTCGGCACGACGGGCTTGAAGAATGGCGTCGGCGCGCTCCTCTCGCAGACCGAGCCTGGCTCAAACGAGAAGATGTCTGTCTCGGTCGATAAGCTTCAGCTCTTCATCTCTCCCACGTCCTATGTTGACGCGCATGCCGTGACCGACTTCAACAACGCGGGCGGCGGCGAGACGAACGCTACTGCGCAAGCGATCCGCCGCATGCGGATCACTCCGCACTCGATCAACGTATTCGAAGACGATAACGACTGGCTGTTGACAGCCTCTAATGCGGATGTGGACATGGTCGAGCTTGCCTTCTTCAACGGCAACGAAGAGCCGGAATTCTTTGTCCAAGATGATCCGCGCGAGGGCGTGTCGTTTTCGAATGATGTGATCTTGCGGCATAAGATCCGGCACATTTACGGCGGCGTCGTCGTCGATTATCGCGGGATGGTCAAGAGTGCTGTTGTTGACGAGTAATCAGCCCTGACGATTCACGAATAGCAGACAGACCGAGGGCGGGCCGCGTGCCCGCCCTCGCCTTTTCAGGAGAAAGAATATGAAATTGAAAAGATTCAATACCGTGATGGTCGGGGCTGTCGTCGCCGCGCTGCTCTGGCTCCCTTTGCTTTCGCTTGCGCCCGCAAGCGTCTACGCGCAGACTGCTAAGAACGTGCAGGTCGCCTTCGCGTCTGCGGCGCGAACAGCATCGGCGAACTCAAGCCCGTTCAGCGTTGGTGACGCAGACCATCTCGTCGCGTTCCTTTCTGTCACCGCAGGCACAGGGACGACGCCGACGCTCGACGTGAAAGCCCAGGACTCGCCCGACGGCGGCACGACATGGTTTGACCTCACGGGCATGAGCTTCGCGCAGGTGACAGGCTCTACGTCGTCTCAGACGGTCTACGCGACCCGCACCTTCTCGCCAAAGATCAGGTTCGTGGCTACCATAGGCGGCACGACTCCGAGCTTCACCTTCTCTGTCCACTTCATAAGCTACAAAGGCAACCCTATTGTCGTCGCGACCTCGGACGCGAACGCATCGAACCTCACATCAGGAACGATACCGCTCGCGCGGATCGTAGACCTGACGAATACCCAGGTCTCTGGCTCGGCGGCTATAGCATACAGCAAGCTCTCGCTGACCGGCTCTATAGTGAACGCAGACCTGTCAAGCTCTGCGGCGATAGCGAGCGGGAAGCTTGCCGAAGACGTTGCGCGAACAGCTTCAGTCACGATCCCGACCGCCCAGGTTCTGACGCTCAACGCCACGCCGCGCACGCTCGTGGCCGCTCCGGGCGCGGGCAAGATCACCCTGATAGATGAGATCACCTGCAAGCTTGTCTTCAACTCGGTTGCCTACACGGGCTCGAACGCGCTTGAGTTCAGGTACACGAACGGAAGCGGCGCGAAGGTGACAGCAGATATAAGCTCCTCTTTCCTGAATTCGGCGTCAGGCACAAACTACAGCAGCGTGAAGGGCGTAACGACTGCGCTCACGCCTGTAGCTAACGCCGCCGTCGTCGTCTTCGTGCCCACCGCTGACCCAGGCGCGGGAAACTCCGATCTGGTCTTCACGATTAAATATCGAATCATCACACCTTAGACCTGACGCGCCGCCTTCCGTGCCCGCAGTCAACGGCCAGGGCATCCCACTGCGGGCAACCGCTTGTATCGGTCGCTCTGGCCGTTGATGCCTTAGAGAGCAGAAGCGATGGCAATATCAACTAGAAAAAAGTCTGACTTCGTCGAATATGTTTCGCACCGACTCATCAGGGACGGCTCACCGGACTCGCCTGGCGTGCTACAGCCGCCGGATTATGACGACGCGGTCGATGCTGCCCTTGAGCAGTACTCTAAAGACAACCCGCTTGAATTCGTGAAAGATATTGATGGCGAAGCAGGCGGGCTTCGCGTCGTCGCCGTGAGCGACCTGCCCGGCTTCGATGAAGACTTCTCAGGTGACCCGCGCATCGAGATCATAGATAACGCGAGCGGCGATGTCATTACCGAGATAGATGTCCGTTATTGGAGGTATCGCCGGACGCCCGCCGGGCAGACCGTCGAGTTGCTAGAAGACTCTGCGGGCAGCGGTCAATCGCTGCGCTACACCTACAAGATCAAGCGCGTTATTGACGAATCCGACCCCGATCTTACGACCGTCCCCGATTCGGACTTCTATGCCTTCTGCAATCTCGCAGCATCGAAGGCAGCGCGGTATCTCGCGAACCATTACAAGCACACCCGCGAAGGCAGTTATATGCAGGGTGACGTGGTCTACTTCCGCACTAAGGCGTCAGAGTTTGAGAAGGCAGAGAAAGATCACAAGAATGAGTACAACAATCACATGGGGATAGGTAAAGACGTTGAGGCGTCAGCCGCCGTCGTCATCGTCAATCAGGATTTGAGCGATTCCCGAGGTATGGATCGCTTCACTCACGGGCGGCGGTTTCGTTGAGCGTTACCTGGGTGCGCAGACATTCACAGCTACGAAGTACTGGTAGACGCTTCCGTCTGCGAGCGATCACCTCGCAGCCAAAAGCAACTGCGCAGGCCCGCGCGGGCAAGCTCAGCCGCGTAGAGATCCCGCGTAGCTATTAACGTCTACCCTCGAGCGTAGCCGTTCTCGTCTGCCGGATCCGCAGACCAGAACGTCTACCTCGTCGATCAATAAGAATGAGCACAATCGCGATAGATACAATCGTGAACGCCTGCTCGGATGTTCTGAAAGCTATTCCGAGCATCGGCGTCAGCGAGTCGGGCGAAAAGCTTGTGTACCCGCGCGTGCGCTATGTCAACGACGGCAGAGACATTGAATTCAAAGTGCTCGTCGGGGATTACAACTTCTCGCCGCCGCGCGCTCATTTCTGGATGCTGTTCAATACGACAAGCATCCCGATACTCGACGGTTTCAGCAACCTCGTAGGCGTCGAGCACACGATCAAATTCTTCGGCCATATGGCCGTCGTAGACAGCGCGGCCCCTGAGCTTGAGAGCGCGTCTCTCTTTCGGGCCGAGATTGACGCTATCCTCGCCGCCTTCGCAGATTCGATTGACCTCGGCCTGGGCTGCTCGATCACTCATCAACAATTCAGAGTGTTGAATGCAGGCGACGGCCAGGCGGCGGGCGCTCTCTGTCACATAGCCGAGTGCGCGCTGCCCGTGACCGCTTACAACGTGTAGGAGTTCACAATGAGCGTTAAGTGTTTTTACCTTGAGCCTGCAAATAAAGTCCGCCGCTCCCTACGTCGCTTTGAAAGCGGCTCTAAATGCCCGTTGCCGCAAGGCTACCATGACGCCTCAATTGTGCTAGATGAAGTGCCTATTGAACGCGACGAGCGCGGGTATATTAGCAACACAACCGAGTGGCCTCATGACGACACACGGTGGCCTTCCCATTGTGCTTGCGGCTACGAGTTTAAATCGGAAGACCAGCATCAACTCTTTCTTGAGGAACTCTACAAACGCAGTGATACAGGAGAGCAATGTACCCTTCGCGAGGCCGGGCCTGGAGCGATGTGGGACGCATGGTGGATGGCTGAAGCGTACAAAGGCCCGGACGGTCGCTGCCTGGTGGTCAACTGCCCCAACGGTTTTTCGTGGATGATTGATGACCGCGCGAGTAACTGCACGATGCCTGCTGATAACACGCATAAATGCTGGATTCGTCATGGCGAGCCGCCAAACATTACGGTTGATAAAAACGGGGTCACCTGTAACGCGGGCGCAGGGTCCATTCAAGCAGGCGATTATCACGGATTCTTACGCGATGGTGAATTCACATAAGCTCTCTTAATCGCACGACATCTCAATGGCTGAAGTGAAGGTCATTATCAGCGGCTATAGAGCCGAGGGGCTTGCCGCTCGCCTCAACTCTGCTTTCGCAGAAGAGGGCAGGGCGTTCATGGCGACGGCGACCGAGAAGATTCTAGGGACCTGGCAGGCCAGCTCTCCTGTTGATATAGGAGCCTACAGAAACAGTCAGACCGCATCAGTAGAAGTAGGCGGCTCTCAGATAACCGGGGCTGTTGGTACGCCGATCAATTACGGCTCAGTGTTAGAGCAGGGCAGGCGCGCAGGAAGCAGACAGCCCCCGACGGCTGCGCTCGAAGGATGGGTCGCAAGGAAGCTAGGCATCGCAGACCCGAAGACAGTTCGCTCCGTCGCATTCTTAGTTGCGCGGCGCATAGGCGAGCGCGGGCTTCCTGCGAAGCGACCGCTCGCGAAAGCCCTTGAAGAAAATCAGGCGTTCATCAAGCAATTATTCGAAGTAGATTTTGCAGCCGCTATAGCGAAGAGGCTTTAATTTCTCACACGCGAGGTAATCCAATGTCAGATACAAGCACGACCTCTGCGGCAGATGCCGCTCAAGAGACGGCAGGGCGCGAGCCGAACAGCCGCAAGGTGAAGCTCCGCCGCATCACGCACAAGGTTCCTAAGCTGGATGAAAACAAGCAGCCGGTCTTAGACGATAAGCAAGAGCCCGTGATGGTCGATGAGCCTGTCGTTATGCTGACGCAGGCGAGCGTACCGCGCCCCGACAAGCCTTACGAGCATATAGAGCTTGACCCTAATCAAAATGAATTCGAGTTCAGCGTAGATGATGCCGCGTACCTGTTACGCGAGCATCCGAGCGCGCTCGGAACGGTCCCTGATGCACCCACGAAGCTGAAAAGAAACGCAAAGGAGTAATCCATGCAACCTGACAGTCAAGTTATAGCCTTCGCGATAGGTAAGAAAGAAGCGAACTACGGCGTCTCTGAAGGCAGCGGCCTTTACCTCACCTGGATTCCGGCGAATCAGGTCGATTTCCCTGAGCTTGAATTGAAGTATAGGGACGACTCTTCGGATATAAACGGGATGCACGGGGCGACCGAGCGCGAGATAGAGTCTGCAATGGGGAAGAAGGCGTGGGTCTTTCAAGCAAGCATCGAAATGCTTGCCTTCGCCGCCGCCATGCAGCTCGGTCGCACGTCCGTGAGCGGGTCCGCCGATCCCTGGTCGCTGCTCGTCAAATGGCCCGACCTCTGCACGATCAATCCGCCTTCGTTCGGCTACTTTCACGGCGCGAACTGCGCGGGGCAGACAGGGACATTCAAAGACCGCAAGGGCGTCGTGATCGCTCAGCAGACTATCGAGATACCGGGGCGCGGCCCCATCAAGCATTCGCTTGCGCTCGTAGACGACGGCTCGATCACGCCTGACACATCGTTCTCCGTTCCCTCTTCTCCGACCTCGGTACAGAAGGTGCTCGGCTCGCATGCCGTGATACAGCTAGGCCCGCCAAGCTCTCTCGTCAACCTCTCTGCGGCGAAGACGATCCGCGACTGCAAGATCACGATTAACTCAAACCCGAAACAGATATATGCGCCCGGCTCGAACGTCACGACGGTAGACGAGATGCAATTCGGCGACGTGACCGACGAGGTAGACCTCACCGTGAAGGGCGACGAGTCCTCGGCCATCTTCGGATACTACACGAGCAAGACGCTTGTGCAGTTCACCTGCCTGATTGACCCGGGCGTTTCGCCGCTTCGAACATGGCTATACACGAAGACGAACTGCCACGTCGTATCGTGCAAGATGAAGCCCTCGGGGAAAGAGAGCCAGCTTGAAGTGAAGCTCGGCTCTCTTTCAACCTCTACCGACTTCAACGGCCCGGCGCAGATACTTGCGAAGACGGGCCTGGCTACGTGGCTTGTCTCAGCGCCGTAATTAACGCTCACGCACGGGGCCGGGCTCTGCCCGGCCTCTTTCTATTCACCCTAACAAAAAACGAGGAATGACCATGTCACAAGACGCCCCGATCAATGACCAGACGAACAGAGTCAACCCGCTCGACGAGCTTTTCGGCTCAGGCGATATACGAGTAAGCCTGCTCAAGCCCAACGGTGAAGAGTCAGGCGTCGTCGGCGTCTTCAAGCCGATAGAGCCGCAGCACAAGATTCGTTACGATCAGATCGTGCAGAAGGGCTTCGGCGGAAGAAAACCCAAATACGACGACGGCGACAGGTACGCATTCCCGAAGGTGATAAAAGAGATCGAAGGCTTGACGCCGGAAGACTGCGGCGGCGTTGAGCCTGTTAAGTGGTGTCAGACGACACCGAAAGGCTTCCTCTTGCTCAAAGCGTTGATGAATGGGTACTGGAATCAGACCGTCATTACCAGCGACGACGACGCAAAAAAGTAGAAGCGGCGGCTTACATCATCCTCACGGCGCGCGATGGCAAAGACCCCTACATCATCGACAATCATCTCTCTATCAAGCGCGGCAATTTCTACGACTGCCCGGAAGAATCAATTTGGGATGATGACGCGGACGGCTTGCGGCTCTTGCCCGAAGAGGCGCTCAGGGCTATAGAGGTTGCGCCCGGCTGTGACGCGCTTGAATGCCCCGCCTGCTGGCATCAATACGAGATGTGGTCGGACGTAATCGAAGCGACGGGCGCGGCTGAGTATGGCGATAGAGTATTCTACGCCCTCAACCTGATCGCTTATATCGAGGAATGGGGCGATAGGTCGGGAATCACCCTCGAAGACTGGAACGATCTTGAAATCGTAAAGCGTAAGATTCGACAGATCGAGGAGCATGCCCGGTATGAGGCGAGCAAGCCGAAGAGTTCTTAATGTCAGCTAACCCTAATCAAACCAGGATAGAGGTCGTGATCGACGCCGCTCGCGCGAACGTCGAGGCAAGCAAGCTTGAGCAGAGCATGAAAGGCTACGAGAAGGCCGCTCAGTCTGCGGGTGCAGGTGTGCAGGGTGGATTGAACAGAGCAGAGCAGGCCGTTCAAAGCAACGCGCAGCGCCTCGGCCAGCTAAAGGGTCAAATCGATCAGGTCAACGCTGCGCTAAGAGAAGAGACCTTAATCCTGCAAGGTCAACGTCAGTATCAAGAGCAGGCATTCGGCGCGGGTAGGGTCAAAGAAGCGGAACTGTACGCGAACAAGATCAAAGAGACTGAGGGGAAGCTAGGGGAGTTGCTCGTTCAAAAGGCGCAGCTCGGCGAACAGTCGAAAAAGTTGTCTGATTCGCTCACGAGCACGACGGGCGCGTTCGATAGGTTGACGACTCGCGTCGCGGTCGGGCGTAACCTGTTTGCTGGCGCAGATGCGGCCATAGAAGGCTTAGTACGGGCGAGCGGCGGAATCGCTTTGCAGTGGAGTCTCTTGATAACCTTAGCTGCCGCGCTGTTGCCTCTCTTGAGCAGTCTCTTTAAGGCAAAGAAAAACATTGTCGAGATAGATCAAGAGTCCGCAACCGTGAACGCCTTGCTTGCCAGGTCAACAGGCGACGCGACCCGCGTGAATGCGGACTTACTTACCAGCTTCAGCAATCTTGCATCTCAGCAGAAGTCCTACACAAAAGACACAACCGAACTCGCCACGAAGATGCAGGCGCTTGAGTCTGAGGGGCGCATCGTCGGCCAGGTCATAGATGCGGATGGCAAAATCTTTCGCGTTGGCGCGCAATCAACAGGCGAGCTGCAAGACAGGATAGTCGAACTTAATAAGTCGCTTGCTGACCAGGAGAAGTCTTTACAGCCCGCGCTCGAATCGCTCAAGTCTCTGCGCACGCTTTACGGCTTGAATACAGATCAACTGCTCGCGATAGCAGAACGCCTCCGCATCTTCAATGCTGAGACGGAAGATGGCGCGCGCATTCGCGAGTTTTTCAGAGAGCAGCTAGAGAAAGAGCCTGAAGCGCTGAGAGAGGTTGCGAAAGAGGTAGATAAGGTAACGAAGAGCACTTTTGATCTTACAAACGCCGCCCGCCTCGCTTCTCTCGCGATCAAAGAGATCAAGCCGCCGCAAATCGACTTCGGCGCTGTGCAGGGGGTCTCAGGCGCAGAGTCCCGGTTGAATCAAGGCTTGCGCACGCTTGAGGCTGCCGGGGTTGAAGATAGAGCGACGCAGGCCCGCGCGCTCGCTTCCGAGATAAAAAGTCTGCGTGAAGAGATGATGCGCGAAGTTGCAGCGGGCGCGAGCATGGCCGAGATTACGATGCGCCTGTTGATCCCCACGAAGGAGCTGCTCGCGGAGAACGAGAAACAGGAGAGAGCATATAAGAAAATTCATGACGCTTACACTAAAGCAGATCAACTGGCGAAGGCTTTAGCTGGCACGACGAGCAATCTCAGAAAGGAATTGGAGCAGGCCAATGCGGCGACCGATGCGGTAGAAGGAGGAAGCTTTGAGGCACGTCAGCGCAAGGCGCAGGCCGCATATCAGGATCGCGTCAGAGACTTGCAGCGCAACAATCAGGCGACAGCAGAGAACCTCGCGCTCGCCGAAGCGATCTACAAAGCTCATTACGAGAAGATCAAACAGGACTCAACGCGCGCATATTTAGACATCCAGGAAAGGCTTGCCGCAATTCAGGGCGATAGCCTTCAAGATGAATTCGCCAGGCACAGGGCGAATATTCAAAAGATGCTGGACGAAGACATCAAATTCATGCGCGAGAAGGGGCAGAGCGAGAGTCAGATTCATGCCTATACCATTTTATTCAAACAGGCCCGCGAGGATGAATACAATAGGTGGCGAAAGAATGAATACGACAAGACTTTGAAGCAGTTCGTCGCGGCAGAACAGAAGGTCGCGGGCGAAATCTATCACATTCGAAAGAAGCTCCTCGACGACACGAAGGAAAGCACGCTCTTGTGGTTTAAGCAGCGGCATGATCTTGAGCTTAATTCGATGAAAGAGGCCATGCGGCTCCGCGAGCAGCTAGAGCGGCGAACGCTCTCAGGCGGCGCAAGCGACAATCAGAATTTCGAGAACAATCTGCATCTTGAGAGAAGCATAGAACAGCTCCGCAAGCTCGGACTTGAAGCGCGCGATGTGGATGAAATCTTCGGCTCTGCTTCCCTGTCTGTTGACCAGTTCGTAAGGCGCGTGAACATCCTACAGCAGTATGCAAACGGCGACGTTTTAGGCGGGCTGAAGTCTTCATTCTTAGATTTGATAAGCATTCAGAACGTCGCCATGACGACGGCGGGCGCATTCCCTAACGCGATGCAGGAAGCCTTCACCCAGGCAATCGTCTACGGCAAGAATTTTATAGAGGTATTCGGTAAGACCCTGCTTGCCGGCATCCTTAGCGCGATAGGGCAGAAGGCTATAGCAGAAGGCACGTATCATATTTTGGCCGGGACCGCGAAGCTGTTCAACCCGTTTACTGCGGCAGACGGCGCGCGCGAAATAGCGGCGGGCGTGGCTCTCGTCGCGTTCGGTTCTGCTCTGGTTGCGAGCGCGTCTGCGATTACGAGCACCCTGAACAAAAAGCAGGCGTCAGGCGGCGCGGGCGCTTCGAGCGGGCAAGGCTCCGGCGGGTCTGCGACCGATAGCGGAAGGCCAGAGCCTCGCAACGTGCCGATAGCATTTCCGACTACGGGCAGCAACGGGGGGCAGACTGTCATCAAGCTTGACCGGGCTGGCACGCGCGATTTTCTCGAAGGGCAGGGCGTCTTGACGGCGAAATCAATCGGCTCGCGAGACTTCCCTATACTTGAGAAGGCAGTTAAGAGGATGAAGAAGGCGAGCTAACGCTTGCGCTCAAGATTTCGCATCAAGTAGACTGCGCGCAAATGAGGCGTGCCGTGTTGATCTTTTGCGCGCTGTGCGTTACCGCCTGCTCGGGCCGCGCGTCTCTGACGCCTGAACAGGCGATCATCGGCCATTGGATGAATGAAAGGGGAGACGTACATTACTTTTTCACGAAAGATGCTTTTACTATAGTCGAAGCAGGTAAAGCGCCGCCGCCTGTTCAATATCGGGTCACGGAGATAAGAGACAAAAGCAATCAGCTAATGATCGACGTAGGCCCGCCGGGGCAGCCCGCCAGGCGGTTGACCCTGACGTTCTCAGATGACAGGAGGAGCCTTGTCACGACAGACGAGCTTCAAGGCATTCGCTTACCGCCCGCAAGATGGAGCTACGTTGACGCCGAACAGGCTCCGCAGTACATAGAGGACTAATAATAGAAATTCACCATCACGTCAGCAGGCATCCCGAACGTGACCCCTGCGCCTTGCCCGGTTACGAGCGTTAGTTGATGAGTCGCGAAGCTTAGCCTTAGAGACGCGCTCGCCGTGAACGTCGGGCCGTCCGGTCTTACCTCTGCGGCGGCACTGCCGCAGTCGAGGAACTCAAATGCTCCAGGCGAATGGCAAAAGGCGGTCTCGCTCGAATCCCTGAATTGATACACGCGCGTCTCCTGGGTGAATGAGTCTTGCGTGAACAAACCCCTCAACAGTATCGGCGGCACAGGCACGAGCCCGTCAGGCGAATTATCGCCGACCAGATGCGTGATGCTTACTTCGACTCTTACGGGAACGTCCTGGCGCGGTATGGGCAGGGGCAGTGTATCGCCTAAAGCCATCGTCTTCTTGATCTGAAAGAAATGAGAGTTCGGGTCTTTGATCGCTTTTTGAGCGAGCGCGTCATGTTGAAGCGTCGCCCCTGCGATAAAGCAGAGCGCGCAGAGCGCCGCCGTCAGTGATTTTTTCATAGATGGTCGCCTTTCTTTCTTGAGATAGGCCCGCATGAAACCTTAATTACAGGAACTAAGTCAAGCGCATGCCGAACGTCTTTCCATACTTGGGCAGCTATGGAAGCAGGCAGAAGACTTCCTATCGCAGCCTTGTTCGTGAGTACGACGACAACACGTATCGCCGGTACTCTAAAAGCACTGCGAAGCATGGCGAGCTAAGCATCCCCTTTGATAGCTACTCCTTGACGAAGAGAAATGCGGTCCAGGCTTTCTTCGAGGCGAATTGGAACCTTGAGTTTTACATATACGTCTGGCCCGAAGCCTCTGCGGTAGATTCAGGCGGCTCTTCCACGACGGGCCGCCATCTCGCGCGCTTCGACGCTGACCCTGAACTTGAATGGGAAAATAGATCAAGCTGCGCATACGGCGGCGCGCTCAAGATTATACTGCTCAGTTAAACGCCATGATCAAGATAACGGACATCGCGCCCGTACAGATAATGCAGACGGACGGCTCTATCGCGGCTGAAGAGTTCGCGACGATAGCCTTCTATCACGACGGCCAGCAAGAGGCGCAGATAAAGATGCGCTTGTCTGACCTGCCCGAAGGCGTCAGCGCGGAAGACGGGCAGAATGAGCTTGAGCTTGTAAGGAAATCGTAACCCCTCCTCAGTTGCCCCATGCCGAGAACGGTACCAAGCGGAATAACAGCGCTTCGCGGTGTGTCTGCTACCCGTGCGCCTCTGTGGCTTATGAAGTGGGAGCTGAGCAGCGGCACGCGGTACTATTCGAGCGGGCAGCAGGTGAGCTACGGCGGAAACACCTACCTGAAGAACCGCGTCAAATCAATACCTTCATTCCAGGCAGGCTACATAGACCGCAAAGATCGCGACTTCTCGCGGCTTGAGATAGAGCTTGATAACCTTGCCGACGACGGAAGCTCAAGCTTTCCGTTCACCGTGCTTGACGCCTCGGTCAACTTCGAAGACTCTAAAATCACTATCTACGCATACTCGCCCGACGCCTCGGATGCCGCGCTCATGTGGTGGGGCTTCGCGGGCCGCCCACGCTTCAACGGGAAGGATAAGACGGTGACGGTCGGCGCGAGCTTCTTCTGGGACTCCCTCGACCTTCAGATACCCGCCAAATTGCTGCAACAGGCAGGATTCAACCCGCTGGAAACCTCCTCACAAAATTCGGAAGAGAATCAAGACGAATTTTCCATCCCTATCATCTTCGGAGCGGGCGATCTGAAGGTCCGCCCGCTCATCTATCGCAAGCTCACAAACGGCTCCACGCTCGGCGTCAATTTCATACTATCAGGCACGCAATCGGGCGCGGCCTTCTCCTCTTCTGATCTGACCGCTCAGGCGATGAAGCTCTTCGGCAACACGCCTGCCTCGCGCATAATCTTCTTTACGGGCGGCGCAGACAGCGCGATAGCTCCCACGAACCTGACCGCCTTCCCCGACGGCGCAGCTCACCCGCTTGTGGCCTACGGCTACGCCGAATTCCCCATCACGAATGAGATCAAAGACCGGATCGAGGATCTGAGGCCGCGCGACATCAAATGCCGCATCGCGAATGGCCGCCCGCTCGTAGACACCGGCCTGCCTTCCGAGAATATCCCCCTCATCGTCAAAGACATACTGCGCGACCCGATTTATGGCTGCGGGCTTCCGAACTCGCTCTTCGATGCGACCGTCCTCACGTCAACGGCGAATTACACCGGGACTCGCTACCAGGCGCGGTACGAGCTGCACGAGCAGGTCACGATAACGTCGCTCATCCAGCAGATGTTAGGCGACGCGCACTGCTACATCACCTTCGACAACGGCCTGATACAGATACGGGCGAAGAGAAACAATGAATCATCCGTCGCCACGTTTGCGACGTGCGACTCCGGTTTCTCTGGCAGGAAGATTGACGGCGACTCGGTTGAAGCCTGGGAGAAAGATTTCTCCGAGCTTGTCAACCAGGCGACGCTCAAGTTCAGAAAGAAGCGCGAGGCGCGCGACATCGCGACCCTCTACGACCCGAACGCGCAGGCCCGCGCGGGCGGCACGGCTAAGAAGGTCGTCGGCATAGAGATAGACGAATGGGACAACGGCGGGCTCTACGATTATCCTCAGGTACAGATCAACCTTGCAATCCTGATCCGCGAGGAGCAGAACGGGAACCTGTTCATCTCTTTTGATTCGCCTTTGTGGGACTGCCTCGACGTATCGCCCGGCGACATCATCACGGTGCGCTCGCCCGACATACCGAACAACGGCAGCAACTTTTTATTCCGCGTCAAGAAGCAGACCTTTGACACGGAAAATTTCACAGTCGGCTTGACATGCCAGGTCTACAAGACGGCAATCTATAATGACGACGCCGTCGCTTTAGGCGTTGACCTGCTTCGCGGCGCAGATGACACGTCCGCGATGGGCCGCCCGCCTGATGTCGTTCCGGTGAGCCTCGCGGTTCAGGACGTAGGAACGAACGACGGAGAAGGCAAACAGGCTACGCTGCGCGCGACGTTCACTGTCCCTGCATTCGACCCTACGGCGGAGCAGGCGGAAGGCACATTCAGAGAGCCGCCCATCGCAGAGGTCGAGATCTGGTGGCACTTCACGGATGAGAGCATCAACCTGTGCAGGCGCGGCGGCAGCCTCAAGGTGACGCAGACGAACGCCGCCCAGCAGCTCTTCATAGATTTTCATACTGACTACAGGAAGACGAAGACGGTCGAGGCTTTCTTCGTCTCTATAGGGGCAAACCGCGCCCGCGCGCCGCTCGGCTACATCCCCGACCCGAGCCGCGTTACGGTGTTGAACACGAACCTGAGCGCGACCGCGCCAGATGCGCTCGTGAACAATAACTCTATATTCAACGCGAATGATTACGTCATTATAGAGCGCGAGATCGCGCGGCTCGTCTCTCAAACCTCGGGCGCTCTGCACTTCGTAAACACGGGCGGCAATCGCCAGGCATTCTTCGATACGATCTCTATAGGGCATCCGGCAGGGACCGAGGTCTCGGTCGCGAAGCTGAGCTATCCTTCACTCACCCGGAGCCTGGACACGCCACGATTCACGTATCCTGTAGTCGTCGCGCGCGACATCCTCCAGCGGGGCGGCGATGGCGTCCGCGTTCGCTGGCTTGATATTAGCGCGGATAACGAAGAGGCATACCTCATCTACTGGTCTACCGCCGCAGACGCAAGCACGAACGCGAACAAGCTCGGCTCTACAACTCCGGCATGGTATCTGTCCGATCCGCTTGCGCCGCCCGCAGGCGTGAACCTGCTTTCTACGACAAGGCAGCGCCATCACTGGATACCGGAAGAGGACATCGGCACGGTAGGCACGGCGGTCTATGTGCGGGTAGCTGCGCGCAACAATAAGCGAAACTTCTCTTCCGCGCTCTCTGCGTTGCTCAATTCGAGCGTGGCAGCGCCCGGAAGCAACGCGCCGCCCTCGACTGCGCCGACAGTGCCATCGCTCACCGCGATTATTCAAAACATCCCGAAGGCGGGCTCGACGGGCGAAGCATCTGTCACGCTTCGCATATTCGCGAGCGAGTCGGATCATAGCGTTACCTTTATTCAGGCCAGCGCTCAAGAGATCATCATTGCGCTCACGAACCCGCAGGGCAAGACAGAGCTATTCCACTTCGATGTGACCGACGGAACGCAGGTCTCTCAAGATTGCGTACTCACGCTCACTATGGCCGCGCTGTACGTCTGGACTAAGACGATACTTAAAAGCGTTTCGCGAGGCCCGATCTCAACAGGCTCGGTCAATATTGCGGCGGGCGGGTTCCAGGTGAGCGCGACGGCCATCACGGGATTGCAGGTTACGTCTATCACCGCAGACGACGAGCGGCACTCGCAGATCGCATATCAATTCGTGCAGCCCACGCCACCCGTGCTGCTCGCAAAGGCGATCTTCTTTCGGCAGATAAGCGCGGACCCGACCTACTACAAGAAAGAGGTCGAGCACATACAGGCCGATAGCGCGCTGCTTGTCGCCGGGACCGTCTTCAACAACGGCTCGGCGCGTCACCCGAAAAACACCGCCTGTAACTGGAAGGTGCAACTTGTAGCGACGGACGGCTCGACGGTGACGAGCGCAGGCTTCAGCAACACGTCGAGAGACGAAGACACCGGGCCGCCTAACAACGGCGTCGCTCTCACGATCAAGCGCGCGCGCCTCAAGAAAGGCGGCAAGCTGCTCTTAGACTTCGATCTGCCCCTCGCGCAAATGAACACGCACACGAAGAATGTGCTCATCATCCATGACAACAATGCGACGGGCGCAGGCAGGCGGTTCTATGATCCCGCGACATCCGCCTGGGTCGCGACGTACCCGGACGGCACGACGGAGCTGTCGCTTGAGAAAGGCGGCGCAAGCGGGCTGCACATTTCGCCGGCCGAAATATTCGTCGGAGGAAGAACGCAATTCTTTGTTCGTGTGGGCGTATGGAACGCCTTCAACGGCGGCTCGGCTACGTACAGCGGGGATCTCACGAACCCGATCACGCAGGCGGGATCTGAAGCCGACTCTGTAATCACTGATACGGCAACGCCTAACAACGGGACTCCTTTCGCCGCACCTTCGGTCGAGGTAAACAGCAAGGGGATCACGGTCGAGTTCCCTATAGTCGGCGTTCCTCAGATGACTACCTTCAAGAGCGCGTCGATTAGAATTCAGATACAGGACATCTCCGGCGCGGGCGGTTGCTACTGGAATGGGAAGCGCGGCGCGAACATGGTCACAAGCCTCTCCGTGATAGACATAGACATCGGGCGGGAGGGCGCATGGACGAAGAACATGCACCGCGAGGACGTTCGCCGCGCGTTTCAAAATCAGTTCGGCTCCTCCGCTCAGCCCTTTTTCTTAAACCTGAATTACACGCTCACGAATGCGCTCGGCACGACAGGATCATTCGCAAAAACAATCCTCTATTCGGATTGGCTCGACGCATTCGGCACGCGCGAGGCCGCGTTAGTATTAGATGTCGCCGCGCCCATGTCGTCGAACCCTTTTCAGCTATTACCGAACAGTGATTTCTTCGACGGCGACGGCAGCGTACAGCCGGGTTTTCACACGCTCAAAGACTTCGCCCGCTGGCTCGGATCAAATCCCGGCACATCACAGAGCCGGTACATAGACAACACGCTGAATTCAATCTATTGGGACTTCATTAACCATCTCGTGATCTTCAGGGCGATTGACCGCTGGCTTGTTACTGACAATCGAGGGTCAGACGACATCAACCTGAACGTCCGGGGCATAGAGCCTACGCTTGCAATCGGGGACTGGACGAATGTGCAATTTCAGGCGAAGTCGCCTAATACGACATTCGCCGCGTTGCTCATGCGGGCGGGACTGTATGACGGTCTCGGCAATCTGCTATCCACGTCGCCTGACATCGCGCTTGCGGCGGGTCAGACACTAGGCGCGACGATGCAGCCGTTCGGATCCAGGTTTCAGCTCACGTCGCTGCCTGGGGGCTCTGATAAGAACCTGTACTTTGCTCTCCGAATCCTGTCGTCTACGCCCGCGATAGATGACTCGCACTTGTTTGCAGTGGATAGATTCAATTACCTGCGCGGCAGAAGCCCCGGTGCCTTCGGGCAGCGCGCGAAGGTTGAAAACCGAAGACCTTATGCCTACTCGCAAGGGGTAAGCCCTTCCGCCGCATCCCAGGTCGATCTTGGCAACTCGGTCAATGCAAATTCCGGTTTTTTCGACGATAACACCGGGGGGAGATTTCAGGTCTTATGAGCACGGGCATGCACCTTACTGATCGCGACCGCGCCGTAATCGCAGCTCAGGAAAACCTCGACGCGCTCAAGGCTCAGCTTGATCTCGCAATCGCCGACGGAACGGCTACGCTTCAGATGCTCGAAGCAGTGCAGGCGGCACAGGCTCACGTCAAGCACGTCGGCGCGATGCCTATGAAATTCGTCTGCGCTTTAGGCAAAGGGCAGGCGAAGGTCGCGAAGGATCATATTATCCTGCATGTCTGCGCGGTCACCTATTTTCACGCCGATGCGGTTCATATAAACAGCGACGGCGAAGAGATTCGGGGCGCGTACCAGTTCGTCGAGTATGACAAGGATCAACTGCGCAAAATTCCGGTGTGCGGCGGCTGCAACGGCAAAGCATTGCTACACGAGCAACTGCACGAGCGCGCGATAGACGCGGAAGCTGACCCGCGCCGCTCGGTTCAGGCCGCTTTCGGAAACTTCATAAGGGAGCGCGACGAGGCTCAGGCAAGACATCAAGCGCTCATAGAAGAGAACGCGAGGCTGCAAGAGCGCAATCAAGAGTTAGAGCGCGAGCTTCGCCGCCTGCGCCCTGCCGGAGAGGAGAAAGCCTGATGCCCTTTCTACTCGATTACACTGACGAGAACGGGACTAACTACCCCGCATCGTACTGGGTCATTCGTTACTACACTGCGAACGACCCGGCGCAATCCGGCCAGGTCCACTTCTTCGGGTACGCGGACGTTGAAGCTTTCGACCGAGGCAATGACGAGATAGGGAGGCAGTCTTACACGATAACCGATGTCTCTATCTATGACCTCTATTTCGGCAAGGCGCATGTGCCTACGACGGAGGCGTTCCTGACGCTGCTTGAGCGCATCGGGCTCAACGTGCCGACGCCGGGCGCTTCGTTTTTTAACTCGGGGAGCCAGCTTTCGAGCGTGCGCCCGCTGTCGCTTGAGATAGGCGCTGAGAATCCCTCGCGCGTCGTCGTCGTGTTCACCGCAGAGGTAGATTTTCAGCCGACGGGTAATTTTCTCTCCGGCATCACGATTAAGGTCAATGGCGTCGCGGCTACGATCTCTACGGCTACGCAGACGGGCCTTCCGACAACGCTCCAATACAACCTGAGCGCGCCCGTTGAGATCGACGATGTCGTCACCTGGGAATACGACGCGAGCGCGGGATTCCTTGAAGACGCGGCGGGGCTGACCTTGCAGACGTTCACGCCGCTTGACGTGACGAACAACCTCGGGCGGCACCTGTGGTTTAACACGAAAGATAATTCTGCTCACGTACTGACGATAGGACTATAGACATGGCAAACAACATCCCCATAATCGACCAGGGCGGCGCGACCAAGACTCTAAAGACTACAGATAATGCAGGCATCCATACCCCGCATCATAATGTTGACCAGCTCGCGGCGGGCGCATCTGCCGACATAGGGGCGCTCGGCGACGCGAAGGTCATCACGGACGCGACGGGAAGCGTGCTCGCCTTCCTGCGCGGCATCGTCTACCTCATAGCGACGCTCTTACCTGCTTCGCTAGGGCAGAAGCTTATGGCCGCTTCGCTCTCCGTCGTGATCGCTTCAGACCAGACGGCGATACCCATCGCGGCGGGCTCTGCCTCAATCGGCGGCGTGAAGTGGAATGGGGTGCATTGGGCCGCCTCGCCCATCTCTCTTGAGTCAGCCGACCTTAGCTCTATAGGCGACCTCACGCAAGCGCCCACATCGGGGCAGAAGATCGTGATTGACGAGCTGTGGGTGAGCACGATCACTGCCATGACGCTCACGATCACGGAAGAGACTACTTTGACCGTGCTCAAGACTTTCTATTTGCCCGCGAATTCAGAGCCGTTCCTGTTCAAGCCGCTCGTCGGGCTCAAGCTCGCCACCGCAGATAAGAAGGCTCGCATACAGGCGTCGGCGGCAGGCAGCATATCCATCTACGCCAGCTATCATAGCGAAGCCTAAGCCGCATTGCCGATTATCCGGCCTTAAATGAGGTTGAAAACCAAGCAAAGGGGAAATCTATGTCATCTAAAATCAGAAGCATAAAACAGGCGCGCGCGCAGAAGCCTAAGCCGGGCGTGATTAAAGTTAAGCTGAGTACTGTCGTGGACTCGGTCGGCGCGCTTCAGCAGCTTGCGCAACAACCTATGGCCGCGCGGTTCACGTACACGCTGAGCAAGGCCCTCAGGGCCGTGCAGGAAGAGGTGCAGGCGTTTGAAGCCGCGCGGAAATCGCTCAACGAAAAGTACGGCACGCTCAACGCGGAGATGAACAAGTATGACATCCGCGAGGAAGATGTCGCCAAGTGGGAGGCCGAATACCAGGGGTTGCTCGATACCGAGGTCGATCTCGCGATCATGCCGGTCAGGCTTGAGCAGATAGGCAACGCTTTGATGAGCGCGGCGGCCATGTTCGCGCTCGAATGGTTGATAGTAGAGTAGAGAGCTAGAGATGCCAACTCCAGCAGAATGCGCGGTAACCGACATCCTCTACCGTATGACGGATGAGGGCGTTTACGAGCCGTTCCCGAACTGCCCGGTCACCATAATAAAAGTCCGCCACAGTGAGGCGTTCTTCAGCACGGAGCGGGCCGTCGTGCGCGCGGATGAGAACGGGCTTGTCACGCTCAGGCTCCCCCAGTCCTCGACCGTCTGGGTTTACGCAGAGGCGACGAACCTCAACGCGTCGGGAGGGGTGCGCCTGACAATCCCGGCGGCGGCTTCGGCAACGCTATTCTCGCTCGTCTCTGCGGCGAGCGTTCCCGCAAGCGGCCTCGTCGTGCAGCGGCTCGGCTCTCACCTGCTCAACCGGGAAGGCACGCTCAATTTCAACGGCTCGTATTTCGGCGTGACGGAGACGACGCCAGGCACTGCGGCGGTGACGATCTCCGTCTTCGGCCCTTCAGGCCCCGCTCACGCGCCGGGCCTCGTGCCTGACCCGGGCCCGGTCGCAGGCGCGGCCCGGTTCCTCTGCGAAGACGGGACATGGCAAGAGCCTGCGGGCGGCGGCTCGGGCCTCTGGGGCGGCATCACAGGCACGCTCTCAGATCAGGTAGACCTACAGAGCGCGCTCGACGCGAAGGCACCCACATCGCACGCACATGCAATAGCGGACGTGACCGGGCTGCAATCTGCCCTCAACGGCAAGGCCGCTCTCTCTCACACTCATGCTCAGTCTGATGTCACAAACCTGGTCTCAGACCTTGCCGCAAAGCAGCCGCTCGACGCGACTTTGACCGCGCTCGCCGCCTTTAACTCAAACGGCGTGATAGTGCAGACCGCGACGGATACTTTCGCGGCCCGAACTCTCACCGGGACCGCGAACCGGCTCACGGTTGCGAACGGCAATGGAGCGGGCGGCAACCCTACTTTTAACATAGACACGACTCTTCTGCCTTCTCCCGTGCTTGCAGACGCAGGCAAATTCCTGAAGGCGACGGCGGCAGACGCATACGCGCCAGCGGCGATAGCCATAGGCGACGTGACGAGCCTGCAAGCGGCATTAGACGCGAAGCAGAACTCGCTCGGCTTCACCCCTGAGAACGCTGCCAACAAAGACCAGGCGAGCGGGTACGCGGGACTAGACGGCGCGGGGAAGATAAACCCGTCGCATCTCCCGGCCATAGCTATCAGCTCGTTTCTCGGCTCTGTGGCGTCGCAGGCCGCGATGCTTGCGCTTTCAGGCGAGCGCGGCGACTGGTGCGTGCGCACGGACGTTAGCGCGACCTACATCCTGATAGCAGACGACGCGAGCCAGCTTGCCTCATGGCAGATCGTCGTGACGCCCCTCGATGCGGTCTCCTCTATCTTCGGGCGAACGGGCGCGGTGACCGCGCAGAATAACGATTACACATGGGCGCAGATCAATAAAACTACTTCGAGCCTCGCGGACATAACGACCCGCTCCGCTTCAGACCTTTCGAGCGGCACGCTTCCGCTCGCGCGGCTCTCGGGCATCACGAACACAGAGATAGCTTCGGGCGCGGCAATCGCGTACAGCAAGCTCAACCTCTCCGCGAGCATAGTCAACGCAGACGTAGCGAGCGGCGCTGCCATCGCTCTTTCAAAGCTCGCCTCCGGGTCAAGCATAGTCACATCTGTCGTTAATGACACGAACGTGACCGGCTCGGTCTCCGCTAATGCGCTTACGCTCGGCTGGTCGGGCGCTCTCTCGAAAGCTCGTCAGCACGCAGCGACCGCATACACGGACCAGGCGAACACGTTCACCGTCGCGCAGACACTTCCCCTCGTAGACAAAGCGGGGCAGCTCTTCAACGTGAAGGCGTTTGGCGCTCTAGGCAACGGATCGACAGACGATCTGGCCGCGCTTCAGGCGGCAGACGCGGCGGCGGCAGCGGTCGGGGGGATAGTCTACCTTCCGCCCGGCACATACGCGATTTCAGCGCCTTTCCTGCCGTCTGAGGGCGTCACCGTTTTAGGAGCAGGGCGAAAGGCATCTTTTTTGAAGGCGCTCGCGGGCTTCGACAGCGGCCTGGCAGAGTCTCAGTTGATCGCGTGGAACGGGCTCAGCTACATCACGATAAGCGACATAGGCTTTGTATCGAACGGCCAGAACGCGCAGGGCTTCAAGATAGAAGACTCTATAAATTCGACTGTGCGCAATTGCCACTTCGATTCTGGCTGCCAGCGCATGGGCATCATCGGCGGCACGACGACGCAGAACATCACGATCACCCATAACGTCTCCGAAGGCACAACGCTTGCCGAAAACCTTGCCATCGTAGACGCCTGCTATTGCGAGGTGAGCTTCAACCATATCAAGCAGCCGACCACATCGAACATCTTCAACGGCGTGGAGTTCTTCCTCGTCACGCCCGGCGCGATGGTAGGCAATAAGATCATCGGCAACACGTTTGAAAACTCCGGGACCGCAGGCGTGGCCGCAGGCGGGGACGTTCAAACGACTGTGGCCGGCAATACCTTCGTGAGCTGTAACTATGCTCTGCTCGGCGACGAGAACGCCGGGACGCCCTCCGTCGGAGGGACGTTCAGCGGCAACGTGATCATATCACCCGTATCTGCCGCCGTGCTCTTTCAGAGCGCGCATGACTGGACGGTGAGCGCAAATACAGTGAGGGGCTCGGCAGGCGCGGGCATGATCATTGGCGGCACGGGCCATGTCATAGAAGGTAACTCCGTCGTGGGCTCCGCCTCGGTAGGCTTCAGTATTCTCGGGAGCTACAACACCGTTACAGGGAATAGCGCGGTCGATAACTCTCGCGGCTTCGGCGTGAGCGGAGACAGCAACGCGATTCACGACAACGTAGCTACTGACACGCGCACGCCTAAGGTGCAGGACTTCGGGCTGGTATTTACGAGCGGTGCCGATAACAACATCTACGGCGGCAACATGCTCACGGGGAACCTCAACGGCACCATTTCGGATGCCGGGAGCGGGAACCTCTCTGCTGTAAAGACAGGAGACTCCCCGCGCTTCGCGACCGTCACCGTAACGGCAAACCTGACGAAAGACGCTACAAAACTTTATCTCGACCTCGACACCTCCGGGGTGACGGGCTTCCCGTCGGCGGATTTCGTCTTCGGCGGCGGCGGCATATTCCGCGTAGCTAAGGTCAGCGTCGTCGGCACCAATGATATTTTCTTCCAGGCGCTGCCGCCTTCGTCGGCAGGCTTCGGAATTATAGAGACGTACGGCGGCGCAGGCACGGGGCTGAGCACGGGCGGGCCGGGACAGCCCATCTTGATGTTGCCGAACAGGACCGAGCGCGGGCGGTTCGACGACAACGGGCTTTCCGTCACGGGCATATTGAGCGTCAGCCCGAATTATCCGAACGGCTTGAAGTTCGACTCCTCGACCTTGATGTATGGCGGGTCGAGCAACTTCACCTTCTACGACTTCAGCCAGAACAACGCGAGGATAGGCAACGTCGGCGTCAGGCTCGCGAGCAACAGGCAGCTTGCATGGGCTAACACGAACGACGCGACGCAGGCTGCGGATACGGGGCTTGACCGCAACGCGGCGGGCGTCGTCGAGGTGAACAACGGCACGCCCGGAACGCTCAGAGACTTCAAGGCCCGGGCCATCAACCTTTCATCCCTGACGCCTTCGGGCAGCGCAGACAGCACGGGCAATCAAGGCGATTTCAGGTGGGATGATTCTTTCGTGTACGTGAAGACAAGCGGCGGCTGGAAGCGTTCGGCCCTTTCGACGTTCTAAGCTACGAGCAATGATATGCCTCAAGAAAAAAGGCGAAATATAACTAAGTTATAACCGGAAATGAGGATGGATTCGTGTAACTCAATCGCTTATTGGGCTTAGAACGTCATGCGTTAAAAACTACACTTTAATGAGACGCATACTTTACAAAACGAGCATAACAGCGCGCATACTTAAATCACCTGCCGAGTGAAGGCTCCGCGCCCTAAAGGGCAAGGCTTCTTATGTCACAGCACGAGCAAAACAAATCCTTAACGGTTGATTGGTTGACGCCGCCCTATATCACAGAGGCGTTGCCAGTCTTTGACCTTGATCCGTGCGCGAGTACGCATCAAACATTAGCGACGGCGCGCAGGATGATCGTGTTACCGGAAGATGGTTTGCAGGTCAAGTGGGAAGGTAGCATTTGGCTCAATCCTCCTTATGGTCACAAGCAGATCGCACCGTGGATGCGTAGGATGGCGCGGCACAACAACGGTGTCGCTCTTGTCTTTGCGAGGGTCGAAACCAAGTGGTTTCACCGTTTGGTTTGGCCTTTCGCTTCCGGTTTCTTCTTTTTTGAGGGCAGGCTGTCGTTTGTTCACGGGCAGGCATTAACGGACAGACAAAAATATGGAGGCAACGCGGCATCGCCTTCCGTGCTGGTTGCCTACGGCAGACAATGTGAAGAATGGATTCGCAACCTAAAACTCTCTGGTCATTTCATTGCGAATCATCAATCAACTAACGATCCCATCGCGGCCATCGAGGCCGCTCAGGGATACCAAATTCCTCCCTCAGCTAAAGTGGCCCACTTTGAAGATTCAAGCGCAGCATCGGGCCATCTGCCCGATTGAATCGTCGTTTTGCTAATGTTTACGACCGCTGAATAGTGGCCCGGTTTAAGCTCTATAATCCAGCTCTGGGCCAGCGCCACAAATGTCCTGTATCGACGAGGCATGCTCAACGGAGCGGCCTCGTTTTCTTTTGCCCGGTAACTATGAATGATAGCCGATCCCGCTTCTGAGACTACAGCCGCTCAGATAGCATCCTCACAAAAAGTTGCCGTGATTCTGCCGGAAGGGGGCAACGCAGCTAATGGCAGTAAAGCCGATTCTTGAGAGCCTGCGCTACCTGCGCGGGCGGCGAATCTACATAAGCAAAAAGAGCATAGCCGCGTTCGTCGCGCTCGGGCTTGCGGGCGTGCTCACGCTCGCGCTCATCGTCTACAACCTGATTCGGTTTCGCCATTACCAGGCGTGGGTGAGTCACACGCGGCAGGTCATAGGGGAGATTCGCGGGCTGCATGCTGCCGTCGTCGAGGCGGAAACGGGGCAGTCGCGGTTCGTCATCACTCAAGATGGCGATTACCTGGACAACTACAAGGGGGCGCGGGCGAGCGCGTACGCGCAGGTAGAAAAGATGGAGACGCTTACTGCGGACAACCCGAACCAGCGCGCGCTCATTCGCGAGGTGAGAGAGGCGATAGATGCCCGCCTCGCGACCCTTGCGACGGGGATAGAGCTGCGCGGGGCGCAGGGCCTTGACGTGACGCGCCAGGCGATGCTCACCGGGACCGGCAAGCGGCAGATGGACGGGATACGCGAGCTGATAACAAGGATGGAAAACGAGGAGATGCGCCTGCTCCGCGCGCGGGCGGGTAATGTGAGGGCGCAATGGGTTCAAACGCTCGCGATGCTGATTACGCCGCTGCCTCTCGCTTTGATCTTCCTCTTCCTGATAGGCGCGCTCGTCAATAAAGACATGGTCGATAAGGTGAAAGAGATGGAAGAGAGACAGGCCGCGAGTGAAGCGATCCTGCGTCACACGGAGGGCGTCAGGGCATTGATGAAGAAAGAAGACCTGACATTTGATGCGATTCTTTCAGAGTCGGAGAGATTACTGAAAGAGCTTGAGATGCTCGCGCGCGCCCTCCCGAACTAACGAACCCGGAGATGGTAAATGTCCCAATCGCAACCGCCCAACTTAAACGATCCCGCGACCTTTCAAGCGCTCATCTCGCTGCTCGCGCTTCACCGCGAGGGCTTGCAGCGCGTGGGAGAAAGGTTTGACGACGCAGAGCGGCATGTAACGCTCGGCTCGCTCGACCGGGAATTTCAGCGGCTCCGCCAGGACTGCGACGGCGTCGAGACCATGCTGAAGAACGGCAACGGTCTGCTCGTTAGGTTCGAGAGGCTAGAGAACCGCGTCTCTAATCTCGAAGAGCATAACCGCTTAAGGAATTCGCAGACGGAGAAGAGCAGCACCCGCAAATGGGACATCGTCCTGCTACTGCTCGGCTTCCTTCTGAGCAGCGTCTTAGGCGCGGCTATAACTCAGTGGCTTTCACACCTGCCGAAATAGGAGCCTTTAAATGAACCTGACTGT